AAATCCAAGGTCCATCAAATGTGCAAACAAATCGATGGCGTGGCCAGAACTCCGAGTAAAGCGTAATAGCTCACGCCCGGAAATCCCAGATAGGTCACCAACATGTGGGGACACTACCCGCTTGGCGAACTCAATGAGCCCTTTATCCGAGATAATTGATTTACCTTGGTTAATAGGGACCCCTAAGTATCGCATAATGGACACATACTCGTCGGCTACACTTTTAGTGAGAATGACAATGTCATCTCCTAAAAGGGCATACAACGGGAACCATCCCTTCCAACCCGTTCGATACGCAGCAACCTGCACAATGATGTGATGGCTGACTGCGAGTATCGCCCAGGAAGAAAGTGCACCCATTGGCTGTCCAACGGCGTATTTAATCGCGCCGCAGGCCGGGTTGGTGTATGAGCGAAGCGTCATTAACTGACGCCAAGCCCAAGCCAACAACCAAGACCCTGAGAGATTCTTAAGAATCTGCTCCTGGAGAGCTACCGGGAGACGATCTGTTGCATTCGACAGATCAAAGCTGAAGGATGGATACCCCAGGCGGGCAAAGTCCAGAAGGGGGCCAATAGGCCCCATCTGATCAAATGTCCCGTCCTGAGGAATCCGGCGGAGAACGTCAAATAGGTAAAGGTGTAATGATCGTAGGGCCCATTGGGACCAATAATCAACCACCCCAACAATTCGACGCTTTCCTCCTCCATCTTTCGCTAGAACGGAAAGCCGTCCTAACGGGAATCGCATTCCTCGATACCGAAGGATTAGAGCGACAGGCAGAAGTAAGTGACTCACGACAACTAGCCATAAGGCTAGCAGCCGCTGTCCACTTGCCCAAGTGTACACACTAAAAACCACTAATATTAGCGGATTTAGCGCGTACCCGAGGATGTCTTTCGCAGAACCCCAAAGGGACCAGGGATGATTAGGCCCTGAAGAAACATTTACCCATGGTACTACATATCCGAGACGGAATGTAGGCATGGTAAAGTTCTTTAATACGGCCACGATCTCCTGATCGAAGAGTGTTTGACTCACCCCCGAGAACGGTGAAGTAATCGAGGAGAAATCAGGTTTTGCACCCTTCCAGTCCATAACCCTGTATAGGTTAAAGACGGTGTGGAGACCACGGAAGGTCATCTTATCTGTCAAAGTTGACAGACCAGTAGGGCGAAGCCCCGCTGGGATGATCCGAGGGATCCCACCGCGAGATAATCGCATCTTTACCCCAGGGTTAGGGATATAAGAGCGACTATTCGCGAAAGCCAGCAGAGCTAACCGACACTCCTTAAGGTAGGCAATAGTGAAACGTGTTCCACTTAGCCGCCAAAGGCGTACGATACGCTCTGCAAGCACCATCCACAGTGCAGGTTGAGCTCCTAGGATACGGACTAGGCGAAGTACTAAGGGTCTTAGTTCTCCTACCGTCATCCAGCGCATGTCAATGGCCTTCGGTTTAAAAGTAGACAACTTCTTAAAGAAGAGTCCACTTCTAACCGGGACCACCTTGGCTTTCTCCCACCCTCCCTCAACTAGGAGGGTGAGAGCTTCGCCGACAGCGCTGAGTGAATAGTAGAAGATAGCAAAGGCGAGTGGTAATACTCCTAAAAATAGGAATAAAACCATGCCGACAATGCTAAAGAGAATCTTACTAAGAATTAGTAAAAAGCCTTTCAACCATAACAGCCACTGCGAATTGTTGAAGTTCATAGCTTTAATAGTTCGTAGTGCTTAGTGGTTAGACCGATTCTTGAGGACACTGCAACGGGCGGGGTGCTAGCCCTCCGCTACAGGGGATGGCTGTTAGCTATGCCCAAGTCGACGAAGAAAAGGTCCAGAGCAGGAATCTTCACCTGTTAGTGGCGCCAAGTACATACTAACCCTGGTTAGCAATCAGGTCATATGTACCCTGAGGATGTCCGGACCGCACATAGTGTGCGTGAGTCTAGATCCTAGGCTGGGAGCTCGGCCACGAGCCTTGGGCTTAACGTCGGGGCCCAATCAGCTGCAGACTTTAGGTCTG